ATCACCCGCAACGTGAACCGCCAGTACGACGACAGCTTCGCTGTTGAAGGTGCAAAGATCGGTTCTACACTGCGTATCCGTTTGCCCGACCGCGCTCTGGTCACTGACGGTGCCGCCCTGCAAGTTCAGGACGACAACGAACAGTTCACCACTCTGACTGTCTCCAGCCAGAAGCACATCGGTATCAACTTTACATCCGCTGAATTGACCATGCAGTTGGACGACTTCGCAGAGCGTGTCTTGAAGCCACGTATCAGCCAGTTGGCCTCTACCGTGGACGCTGACGTTGCCAACGCTTACCGTCTGGTGGGCAACTCTGTCGGTACTCCCGGCATCGCCCCTGCCACCGCTTTGGTGCTGTTGCAAGCCCAGCAGAAGCTGAACGAGAACGCCGCCACCATGTCGCCTCGTTACGCTACCGTGAACCCTGCCGCTAACGCTGCTCTGGTGAACGGTCTGTCTGGTTTCTTCAACCCCACAGATGTCATCTCTCGCCAGTTCAAGAACGGCATGATGGGTGAGCAAGTGTTGGGCTACGAAGAAGTCAACATGTCTCAGTCGATCAAGGTCCACACCTGCGGCACCCGTGCTGCTACTGGCACCGTGACTGCTGCTGCCGTGACCGCTGAAGGCGCAACCACTCTGACTCTGACTGTTGGCTCTGGCGAAACCATCAACCCCGGTGACGTGTTCACAATCGCTGACTGCTTTGCAGCCAACCCACAGACTCGTGAGTCCACAGGTTCGTTGTTCCAGTTCGTGGCGATCTCGTCCTCCACCAGCACTACCACTGCCACTGTGACTGTCGCTCCGATCTACTCGGCCAGCAACGCTCTGTGTACCGTGGTGTCCTTGCCTGCTACGGCCAAAGCTGTCGTGTTCGTTGGTGCCGCTGGTGGTTCGTTCCCCCAGAACTTGGTGTACCACCGTGACGCCATTGCGTTCGCCACTGCTGACCTGTTGCTGCCACAAGGCGTTGACATGGCAAGCCGTGCCGTTCACAACGGTATCAGCCTGCGTGTTGTGCGTCAGTACGACATCAACAACGACCGTATGCCTTGCCGTGTTGACGTTTTGTATGGTTACAACACCATCCGTCCACAAATGGCTTCCCGTATCTGGGGCTAAATCGAACCGGGGGCTTCGGCCCCCGTTCTCAAATCAATCTGAAAGGAAATCATCATGTCTCTCCCTAATGGCGCAGGCGGTTACCAACTCGGTGACGGCAACCTCGGCGAAGTCAACTTCTTTGTTCAAGGCACTCCAGCATCCATCCCCGCTGGTGCAGCAACTCTGACCACAGATCAACTGGCAACTGGTATCGTTTTGGGCAACCCCGGCTCGTCTGCCGCTGCCTACACGCTGCCTACTGCTGCACAAATGAACGCTGCATTCCCAAGCATGGGCGTGGATCGTGCATTCGACTTCTCGTTGATGAACGTCGATGGCTCTGGTTCTGGTGTTATTACCCTGACCGCAGCCACTGGCTTCACCATCGTGGGCATTGCCACCATCGCCGCTACTGCTGGCGTGGCTCACACTTACCGCGCCCGTAAAACCGGCGCTACTTCTTGGGTTGCTTACCGGATTGCCTAATCCTTGAGCAACTGCTAAAACGGGGCTTCGGCCCCGTTTTCATATGGAGATTCAAATGAACATTGTCCTCGTACACCCTGAGTTTGGTGCCAAAGTTGCCACCAACGAAGCGGAAATTGAGATGGATGAAAAAAACGGCTGGACACGGTACAATCCTGACACACCCGTCGAGGTGGCATCTGAGCCGGTAGTCGAAGCGCCAAAGCGCAAGTACACTCGCAAAGTGACCGATCAATCCATCGAACAGCCCAACGAAGTCCCATCCTTTCTGACTTCGGCAAGCGACGAATCCGAAGGGAAATAATATGGCTTATACCGCTGGCGACCAGATTAACCGAGCACTCAGGCTGCTTGGTATTCTTGCCGAAGGTGAAACCCCGTCAGCGGCTACCAGTCAGGACGCCTTGACTGCAATGAACCAGATGATCGACTCGTGGAACACCGAGCGTCTGTCTGTGTTCTGCACCCAAGACCAAGTGTTCAACTGGCCCGTGGGCCAGATCAAACAGACCCTTGGCCCCTCTGGTGACTTTGTGGGCAACCGCCCAATTCAGCTTGATGATGGAACCTACTTCCGCGCCCCTAGTGGTGTGTCGTATGGCATCAAAATCATCAACCAAGACCAGTACAACGGCATCGCTGTCAAGACCTCGACATCGACATTCCCGCAGGTTATCTTCATCAACAACACGTTCCCCAACGTGGAGATGTACATCTACCCCCGGCCAACGCAGTTGCTTGAGTGGCACTTCATCTCGGTGCAAGAGTTGACGCAGCCTGCCACATTGGCGACAGAGTTGTTCTTCCCACCGGGTTACATGCGGGCGTTTGCCTACAACTTGGCGATGGAGATCGCCCCTGAGTTTGGCGTGGAGCCAAGCCCACAGGTGCAGCGCATCGCCATGACAGCCAAGCGCAACTTGAAGCGCATCAACAACCCATACGATGTGATGAGTCTGCCCTACGCCGTGGTGGCAAACCGTCAGCGGTTCAACATCTACGCCGGTAACTTCTGATGAAGACGCCCATCCTCGGTTCATCCTACGTGGCCCGCAGCATCAACGCTGCGGATGCCCGCATGGTCAACCTGTTCCCCGAGATCGTGCCCGAGGCTGGCAAAGAACCTGCGTTCCTGAACCGCGCCCCCGGCCTCAACCGGCTCAACACAATCGGCAATGGTCCGATCCGTGGCCTGTGGGCATTCTCGTCCAACGATGGCACAGGTTTCGTGGTGTCGGGCACACAGTTGTTCAAGATCGACAACGCCTACACGCCCACGCTGATCGGCAACGTCAGCGGCACTGGCCCTGTCAGCATGGCCGACAACGGCACTCAGTTGTTCATTGCCTGCAACGGCCCCAGCTTCATCTACAACGCCAACACAAACGCATTCGGCCCAATTACTGACCCCGACTTCCCCGGCGCGGTGACCGTGGCGTATCTGGACGGCTACTTTGTGTTCAACGAGCCGAACAGCCAGAGAATGTGGGTCACGGCCCTTCTGGACGGCACATCCATCGACCCGCTGGAGTTTGCCAGCACCGAAGGATCTCCTGACGGCTTGGTGGCTGTGATTGCCAACTTCCGCGAGGTCTGGGCCTTTGGCACCAACTCGATTGAGGTCTGGTCTGATACTGGTGCGCTGGACTTCCCTCTTGAGCGCATCCCCGGCGCCTTCAATGAGTTGGGCTGCGCTGCCCCCTATTCCATCGCCAAGATGGACAACGGCCTGTTCTGGCTTGGCCGTGACCGCCGTGGTCAGGGCATGGTCTACCGGGCCAACGGCTACGCTGGTCAGCGCATCTCAACCCATGCTGTCGAGTGGCAGATCCAGCAGTACGATGACATCTCAGACGCCATCGCCTACACGTACCAGCAAGACGGCCACAGCTTTTATGTGCTGATCTTTCCCACGGCCAACACCACATGGGTGTATGACGTGGCAACGCAGGCATGGCACGAGAGGGCAGGGTTCGCCAATGGCGAGTTCACCCGCCACCGCAGCAACTGCCAGATGTCGTTCAACAACCAGATCGTGGTGGGCGACTTCCAGAACGGCAACATCTACGCATTCGACTTGGACGACTATTCGGACAACGGGCAGATCCAAAAGTGGCTGCGCTCATGGAGAGCACTGCCCACCGGTCAGAACAATCTGAAGCGCACCGCGCAGCACAGTCTCCAACTTGACTGCGAGTCGGGCACTGGTCTGAACCTCGGTCAAGGCAGCGACCCACAGGTCATGCTGCGCTGGTCTGACGATGGTGGGCACACATGGTCCAACGAGCACTGGGTCAGCATCGGCAAGATCGGTGAGTACTATCGCCGTGCCATCTGGCGCAGACTAGGCATGACCCTGAAGCTGCGTGATCGCGTCTACGAGGTGTCAGGCACTGACCCCGTGAAGATCGCCATCATGGGCGCTGAACTGCTGTTGAGTCCGACCAATGCTTAACCCCATCATCACGCCCCCACGGGTGCCGTTGGTTGACCCTGCCACGGGGTTGATCAGTAGGGCGTGGTACTTGTTCTTCCTGTCGCTGAACAACGTGGCAAACGCTGTCGTGGACGATCCGATTGTCAGCCCCAGCGCCGAGTCGCTGATTGCCAGCTATGACGCGCTGCTTCAGACGCTGACGCAGGAAGTGCAGACACAGCCGACTCAAGAGAGTGCGCTTGACCAGATCGCCGAGTTGCAAAAGCAAATCGAGGGGTTGGAAAAGCAAATCGAATGCCCTTGCACCGAACTGACAGCCGAGTTGCAAAAGCAAATTCAGGCGCTGGAAGTGCAGCCAGTGGTGAGCCAAGGTGCGCTGACCACTGGCACATCCATTCTGTACGGTGACGGTAGTGGTGGGTTCAGCAATGTCGCCATTGGCTCAGGCGTTACATTTGCTGCTGGAACCTTGTCTGCCACTGGTTCTGGTGGCACAGTCACATCGGTTACCGGCACATCGCCAGTTGCGTCAAGTGGTGGCACGACTCCAGCCATTAGCCTTGCGTCAGGGTACGGCGACACACAAAACCCATACGCCAGCAAGACGGCCAACAATTTCCTTGCAGCCCCCAACGGGGCGGCGGGTGTGCCAACATTTCGGGCAATCGTGGCGGCTGATGTTCCCGCGCTTCCCTACAATCCGACTGCCGCACCAGCTACATATGCGGCAAATTTTACCGTTGCTGCCACCGATGTGTGGATCATCAACAACAAGTCCGGTTCATCGTGTGTCGTGACGCTGCCAACTGCCAGCGCAAACACTGGGCGAGTGCTGTATTTCCAGAACTACCAGAACCAGACACTCGTGTCGGCTTCAAGTAATGTGGTGCCACTGGCCGGTGGGTCTGCGGGTACTGCAATTCTTCAGGCTATGGCTGGTGCTACTGCGACAATTGTGTCCAATGGTACAAACTGGATAATCATGCAGTACTCGTCAAACAACGCGCTTCAATTGGAATAAGGAGAAACCCTAATGACAGTCACCGTCAAAAATCTGGTGCCATCGAAAGATGTGGCAAACAGTCAAACAACCCAGTACGCCGCCAACGGTGTGACCACAATCATCGACAAGTTCACGGCGACCAATTACAGCGCCAGTGCTGCCACGATCTCGGTCAACTTGGTCACGACTTCCGGTTCCGCTGGCAACAGCAACCTGATCACCAAGACCAAGACGCTTCAGCCGTCCGAGGTCTACACGTTTCCCGAGTTGGTCGGACAGGTTTTGAATCCCGGCGACTTCATCAGTACAATTGCTGGAACCGCCAGCGCCATCAACATGCGGGTTTCTGGCCGCGAGGTGACCTGATGCAAGTAACTTATGGTGAAGGGTTCGCTGTTGCGCCGCCCCAAATGATGCGGCAAAAGGTAGAATCGTTGCAGCAAGAATTGGCAAAGCTGCCGCAGTACGAACCCGAGACAAAGCACTATTTTCACGGCGGTATGTACTGCCGTGAGGTGTTTCGTCACGCCGGAGTGCTGGTAGTTGGTGCAGTACACAAGAAAGAGCACTTTTACCTCATCGTGTCGGGAACCGTGGCAATCACGGACGGCGAGGGTAATGTGCAAGAGTTTACCGGGCCTCATTTGTTTTCAAGCAAACCCGGCACAAAACGCGCCGTGTATGCGTTGACCGATGCCGTCTGCATGACGTTTCACGCCACCGAAGCTACGACAGTGGAGGAGGCTGAAGCCACGCTGGTTGAAGCTGACGCCAGCACAATGTATAGTTTGGGTAATAAAGTAAAAGTTCAGGAGTTGCCATGACGTTCTATGTTGCTGGTGCGATGGTTGTAAGTTCAGTTGTAGGCAGTCGTGCGTCAAGTAAAGCGGCGAGTGTTCAAGCCGCCGCAGCAGACCGCGCTGCCGAAGGGCAAGAACGCATGTTCGAGCGGCAGGTTGAGTTGTCTGAACCGTGGCGCAAAGCGGGAATGAACGCTCTTGCCAAACTTGAACCATTGGCAACTGAGTACACCCCATTTGGGATGCAGCAGTTTCAAGCTGATCCCGGTTACGCTTTCCGCATGTCCGAAGGTATGAAGGGCTTGGAGCGATCTGCTGCTGCTCGTGGTGGTTTGCTCTCGGGTGCTACGCTCAAAGGTATCCAACGATTCGGGCAAGACCTTGGATCGCAGGAGTACATGAACGCATTTAACCGGTACCAGACTGAACGTGCTGCCCGACTCCAACCTCTGCAATCGCTGGCCGGTGTGGGTCAAACCACAGCACAGCAAATCGGTCAAGCTGGTATGCAGGCTGCTCAGAACATTGGTCAAACCCAAATGGGTGGCGCTGCCGCCCGCGCCTCGGGTTACGTGGGTGGTGCCAACGCGCTGACTGGCGCATTGGGTCAGTATTTGAATTATTCACAAGGTCAGCAAATGCTAAACCGACTGACGCCTCAACAAAATCTTAGCGGTTTATCTAATGCACAGCTGCAAGCCCAGATAGAAGGCAGAGGTTAAGTTATGGCAATCAATCCAAACATTGCGCTGGCTGTCAAAGGCATCGAACTGCAAGACCCATTGGCTCAGTATGGTCGCGTGGCCGCGATCCAAGGCGCACAGCAGCAGAACCAACTGGCCCAGTTGCAGATGCAGAATTTCCAGCGTGAGCAAGAATCGACCAATGCACTGAACCGCGCATACGCCGAGGCATACAACCCACAGACCGGTGAAGTGGATGTCAACAAGCTGCGCGGGTCACTCTCGACTGGCGGCTTTGGTTCCAAGCTGCCCGCTGTGGAAAAGGGTCTGCTCGAACTGCAAACTGCCCGCACAGCGCAACAAAAAGGTCAGGCCGACCTGCTTGATAGCAAGCTGAAACAGTCGCGCCAGTTTCTTGAAACACTTGATCCCACATCGCCCGGTGCTGCCGAGGCGTATATGCAGTGGCACAAGGCCAACCATGCTGATCCCGTGATCGGTAAAGCACTGGAAGCCCGTGGTATCACGGTGGACCAGTCGATGCAGCGCATCCAGCAGTTGTTGCAGACCCCCGGTGGTCTAAACCGTTTGATCAACGAGTCGAAGCTGGGCACTGAAAAGTTCATGGAAATGAACAAGCCGCAGTTGTCCACCACGGACGTTGGCGGTCAGGTTGTGTCTCGCACGTTCCAGCCGCTGACCGGTGAACTGAAAACCATCGGCACTCAGACCAAGACGATGGCCCCCGGCGAAGAAGAACGTATCAAGAACGAAGGTAAACGCATCGGCCTTGAAGGTCGCCGTGTTGCCGTGCTTGAGGAAAACGCTCGTCGTGATGCTGACCCAGCGTTCCAGCAGCGCATGGGTGGCGCAAGAGCAGTTGGTGAAGCAATCGCCAAGGGTGATGTGGCCGCAATGCAGGCGCTGCCAAAGGTCATTGGTCGTGCCGAGGAAGGTATGCGCCTGATCGACGAGTTGATCGGCAAGCGTGATTCCAAAACCGGCCAACTGCTTAAAGGCGAAAAGACTCACCCCGGCTTCCAGAACGCCGTGGGTGCCACATGGCTCCCCGGTGCACGGTTCATTCCCGGCACCGATGCCGCTGGCTTCATGTCCCGCTTTGACCAGATCAAGGGTGCCTCGTTCCTCGAAGCCTTCGAGTCGCTCAAGGGTGGCGGTGCCATTACGGAAAAAGAAGGTCAGAAGGGTACGGACGCCATCAACCGCATGTCCACCTCGACCGACGAGAAGGAATTTATCCGTGCCGCGATGGACCTGCAAGACGTGATCCGCAAAGGCGTGACAAACGCTCAATCTCGCGCTTCTCGTGCAGGTGGTGGCGGTGCACCCGCTGCCGGTGGTGTGGACACAAGCAACCCGTTGCTCAAGTAAGGAAAGCACATGGCGAATCTGGCCTCAATCCTTACCGATCCGAACTACGTCAACGCCAACAAAGCCACGAAGCAGGCGATTTTTGACAAGTTCTCAGCACAAGACCCGAACTTCACGAAAGCCAACCCTGCGACACAGGATGCAATTCGTCAAAAGTTTGGCGTGTTGACGGCAGCACCAGCAGCGCCGGAACTGCCTGAGTCGCTGCGCCCCCGCACGGCTGCGTCCGAGGGTATGCCCGGTGCCCGTCAAGAACTGAGCACCGGTCAGCGTGTCTATCAGGCAGCGCGTCCCTTTGTCGCCCCGCTTCTCGAAGCTGGTGGTGCAATTGGTGGCGGTCTGCTGGGCACACCAATGGGTCCGGCTGGCATCGTAGGCGGTGCTGGTCTGGGTTACGGTATTGCCAAGGAAGGTTTGGAACTGGCCGATGTGGCGATGGGTGTGAAAGCCCCTCGTCAGGGTGCTGCCCAAGTTGTTGAGCCTGTGCGCAACGTGCTTGAGGGTGCAACCTTTGAAGCTGGTGGCCGTGTGGCTGGCCCGCTGATTGCCCAAGGCATTGGCAAACTGGCCGACTTGCGTCAGATTCCCAAGAACAAAGCTGCCGACATCGCCCGCAACGCCCTCGGCCCAGACTTGCCCGAAGTGCTCAACGCTCTCAAGGCAGGGCAGGGCAAAGGCATGAGCGCAGCGCAGGCAGCAGCCGACATCAACAGTCCGACATTCCAAGCCCTGATCGACCGTGCCACGGCCCGCGATCCGCGCTTCCTGTCGGCGCTGGAGAAGTCCCAAGGCGATGTGTCGCTGAACGCCCTGTCCAAGCTGGCCGGTGGCAAAACAGCCGCCGATGTCCGGGCCACCACAGAAGGTGCCAAGGAAGCTGCTCGCAGCATCACCAGCCCCATGCGAGAAAGCGCACTCACTCGTGCCAACCTCGGCAAAGAAGTTGCCCGTCTGGAAGGTTTGTCTGCCGACCTTGGTGAGCAAGCTGCCGCCAAGGTGCAGGAAGTTCGCCGCCTCATGGAACTGGGTGACATTGCCAACGCCAGCGCCCGTCTGAACCTGATCAAACGTGATCTGCCTGTCGGCCTGACCAAGTACACCTACTCGGGCGAGTTGGCTGAAAAAGCCTTTAATGACTGGGCCAACAAGGCCGCTGAAGCATCACTCGATCTGGGTCAGGGTGCTCGGTTTGCCGATCAGGCCGCTGGCGCTCTGCGCTCCGTGGGCATCAAGCCCCTTGAAGGTGAGCCATTGGTGCGCAGCCTCAAGACTGTGGCAAACAACCCCGAGTTCGCCGGTAACGATGTGTTGCTGGGTGCCATGCGCAACGTCAGCGATGACATTGCCAAATGGACCAGCAGCGGTGGTGTCATTGACGCCCGCGCCCTTGACGCCATTCGCAAGAACTCGGTCAATGCTGCGATCCAGCAGCTTCGCCCGGGTATGGACGCCACCAGCCAGCGCAATCTTGCAGCCGGTGTTCTGAGCCGTGTGAAGCCGGTGATCGACGATGCCATCGAGGCAGCGGGTGGCGCAGGCTACCGCGACTACCTCAAGCAACACGCGCAGATGTCCCAGAAAATTGCCGAGAAGCAGTTGACCGGCGAAGCCCTGCGTCTGTTCAAGACCGACAAGAACGCATTTGTACGACTCGTGCAGAACGAGTCACCTGAAGCCGTAGAAAAGATTCTCGGTCCGGGCAAATACAACATTGCAGTCGAGTTGGCTGAGAACACACTGGCACCGTTGCAGAATGAGGCGTCTAAAGTCATTCGCAACGCCAATATCAAGTCTCAAGTCGAAGGTGGTCAGACTGCGCTCAAGGAACTGCTGCTCCAAAATATGAGCAAATTCCGTCTGCCGTCCTACCTCAGTGCCGTGGCCGCGACAACCAACAAGGCGTTGAACATCTTGGAAAGCAAGATTGGCGTCAAGACAATGAACACACTGACTGAGGCGCTAAAGACACCCGAAGGTGCTGCACAGTTGCTGGAGTCATTGCCCGCAGCCGAACGTAACCGAGTGCTTCAACTGATTGCCGATCCTGCAAAATGGGGTGCTCCGACTCGTGCCGCTGTCACAGGTACAACTGCTGCTGGCGTCAATATGTTGGCACCCGAGCGATTCGTTGAAAACGAGTTCGTTCGTTAAAATACGGAACCCTTCATCATGGATGCAGTTATGGCCAATGAAATCGACCCAGTGAAATATGGAGTGCTTTGGGAGCGTGTGCAGAACTACGAGCGCAGGTTCGATGAGATGTCCAGCAAGATGGACAAACTCGAAGCCAACGTCGAGAAGCTGGTGGCACTCGCTAACCAAGGGCGCGGTGGGTTCTGGGCAGGCATGGCCTTTGTGTCGTTCATCTCCAGCGCCGTAGGCTTCGCATTCAGTTGGTTCAAGGGTCACTGAGATGCTCGCCGAGATCGCAGCAGCGAACGCTGCATTTGCGGTCATCAAAGCCGCACTTGCCAACGGCAAAGAACTGCACCAGCTTGGCACTCGGGTTTTCGACTACTTCGACAACAAGGCCAAGATTCAGGAGTCTGCCACCAAGAAAGGTGGAGGCTCGGACCTTGCTGAGTTCATGGCGCTTGAGCAACTCAAGCAGCAAGAAGAAGAACTGCGTGAGCGCATGGTCTACGCTGGCAGACCGGGCATGTGGAATGACTGGGTAAATTTTCAAGCCGCTGCTGCTCGAAAGCGCAGAGAGGCCCAAGAGGCCGCAGAAAAAGCTGCCAAGCTGCGCAAGGCCAAGATGGAGCAGTTGGTTGAGTACATTGCCGTTGGCATCGCCACGGTGATCCTTGCTGCCCTGATCATCTACGGAATCGTTTTGTACATGCTGCATCTGAGATGAGCGACGAGAAGCTGAACGCCAACTCAACACTCGACAAGGTGCTCGGGTATGTGGACTCGCCGTTTAAGCTGTTTGCCATTCTCGTGATGGGCGTTGTGGCTTTCTCTGGGTACTTCTTGTGGCAGAACCAAGAATTCATGCGGGACGCCTACAAGGAGTCCAAGAAGCTGCCTGAGATCAATACCAGCCGCGCCGACGATGTGGGTGCAATGTTGATGAAAAGAACAGGAGCCACGGTGGTGGCGGTCTTCAAAGTCAACCCACTTTTCAACTCTCGGGTGTTGTATCGCGCATACACCAAGGACGGCAGAGACAAGACGATTGAAGACATTGATGTCGGGCTGTTCAGCCAAAACGCGGCCAACAATGCTGATGTGGTGCGGTTGATGACCAACGAGATTCCTTGCGGGGAATACCGTTACGCGCAGTCCGAGGTGGGCCTGTGGTACTTGGAAAAGGGCGTGGCGTACACTTGTCGGGTCAGCGTCCCACCAGACAGCCACAGGTTTGTCGGTCAGATCACGGTGGGCTGGACAGAACCACCGCAAGATATTCAGCAGGTAAAATTCATGCTGGAGATTGCCAGCGCCATGCTAACCAAAAGGGGTAACTGATGTTTCCATTGACCGCACTTCTTGGTATCGGCGAAAAGCTGATTGACAAACTTGTGCCTGATCCAGAAGCCAAAGCCAAGGCACAACTCGAACTGGCAAAGATGGCGCAAGACGGTGAACTTGCCAAGATGGCAAACGAAACCGACTTGTACAAGACCGAGCAGGGCAACCTGACTGAGCGCCTCAAGGCCGACATGGGCAGCGACTCGTGGTTGTCCAAAAACATCAGACCCATGACGCTGATCTTCATCCTGCTGGCCTACTCGACGTTCGCTATGATGAGCGCGTTTGACTACGACACCAATCAAGCCTACGTCGAACTGCTGGGTCAGTGGGGCATGTTGATCATGTCGTTCTACTTCGGTGGGCGCACTCTTGAGAAAATTATGGACATGAAGGCCAAGAAATGAACTTGACACCACATTTCACCCTTGACGAGTTGACTGCATCCGAGACAGCCGCCCGCAACGGTTGGGACAACAGCCCCAACGACACAGAACTCGCCAACCTCACACGACTGGCTGACTTTCTGGAGCAGGTCAAAGTGGTGCTGAATGGCAAACCGATCATGGTCAATTCAGCCTTCCGGTCTAAGAAAGTCAACGATGCCGTGGGCAGCAGGGACACCAGCCAGCACCGCATCGGGTGCGCTGCTGACATCCGTGTGCCCGGTATGACCCCTGACCAAGTGGTCAAAGCTGTCATCGCCAGTGGCATCGGCTACGACCAAGTGATCCGCGAGTTCGACCGCTGGACACACATCAGCATCCCCAACAGCGAAGACACCAGCCCCCGCAAGCAGGCGCTGATCATCGACAAGGCTGGGACACGACCTTACGCATAAGCGGCGCAGGCCACCAAGAAGGCCATCCACAGCATCCCGAGGATGCCCATCAGTACCCAGTACCCCAGCCGCTTGAGTTGCTCACGCCAGATGCTTGGCGGCAGGGGGTCAGCGGATTTCATACGCTGCCCAACTCTCGCCACCCGAATGGGGCAATTCCGGCCTTGGTTGCAGTTGTCGTTGCAGCACTTCGTCATATCGAACCCTCTCCTCTGTTGAAAATCGGTGCAAGTTAGCACATTCGTATCGGCGCGTCACCACGCCGTCTGTCTTGCGTGTCCGAGTTTCCTTGACTGCGGTCCACGTACCACACACTGGGCATTTCACTGTAATGCTCCTTGCTGAACAATGACCCACTGAGTTTTTGGTTTTTTGTAGAACACACCCCACTTGGTTCGCTCTTTGGGGTGTGGGCAGTCTTCTGGCACAGGCACTGCCACCCAGACCTTCTCGAATTGTCCACGCTTACCCATGCGCCAGCGGTCTACATACACATCAGGCATGGCCTTGAGGGACATTCTCACGTTGGACGGATGTGCTCCTATCTCCTGCGCAATTTCAATCGAGGTGGCACCTTCCGACCTCAAGCGTAAAAAAGTACGGATTTTCTTTTGCCGCACCGGGGTCATTGCTTCTCCTTGAAGTGATCGACTGCTGCAATGCTGCGCTCGTACTCAGTCCAATGATCTTGCGTCCATGTCCTATTGCGCTCATCAGCACGGACAAGGGCTTCAAAGCGTTTAAGAAATTCAGTTGATTGCGTCCCAACCCAAGAAGTCCAACCATGACTTGCAATGTCAACTGCACCAGCCTTACGGGCCATGTCTATCGTTTTATCCATTGTTCTTCTCCATCATTACTTGTCGGCAGTCGTTCCATCCTGACCGATATTCAGGGGTTTCGCTGTTATCAGTGATTTCGTCTGGAAGTGATGGGCGTGTTTCTAAGGCTTGCTTGATGGCATCTCTGACTTCAAGCGGCCGCAGAATTGCGCCGTATTCGCAGTATTCCTCCAACGCTTGCAGCGCCAATTTAAGTGTTTTATCTTTTGTCATGACTGCTCCTCGGTGGCCTTGTGCAGATAGGCCGTCAGGCGCTTGATCTGCGCCTCGCGGTACTTGCACATGCTGTCAGCGTATTCACGCGCTGTCTGGGCCTCCAGCAGCCTGCGCTTGCTCTCCTCCAATTCCCGCAGCGCCAGTGCTTCGGCAGTCGGTGTGGTGTAGGCGTTCTTTACCCAGTTGACAAGTTCACGGATCATTACAGTTACTCCAGTAGTTGATGTGACACGAGTGTATCACACATTTTTAGACAAGCGGTATTGTTTTACAGCGTTACGTAATCCGGCCTGCGTGGTGGCCTTCTCGTCGAGGGCCAGTGCTTGTGCTTGGTCCAGTGTGTCTTGCATCAGGATGCGGTGGCACATGACCGGTGCCCCTTGGCCCTGACGGCGCACACGGGCGTTGAACTGCTCATACAAGTCCAGCGACCAGTTGAGGCCGTACCACACGAGGATGTGGCCGTTCTTCTGCAAGCCGTCGATGCCGTGACCCATGCTGGCTGGGTGGCCGATCATCAGTTGGCAGTCGCCCGTCTTCCAGCGGTGCATGGCGTTGGTCAGTGACGCCTCGCTCTTGCACTCGGTCAGGTTGATCGGGCGTATGTCCTTGAACCGGGTCATGATGCGCTCGGCGTCTGACCTGTACGCATAGGCGCACAGGATGGGTGAGCCTTGGGCCTCGTCGATGATGTCCTCCAGCGCGTCCAGCTTCATGTCATGCACTGGCTCCCACAGGGGCATCCCGGCAATCGGATACATCGCACCATTGGAGAACTGCAAGCACTTGTTTGTGAGAGCCGCTTGGTTGAACGCCTCGACCTCCTTGCCGCTGTCCAGCACCATGAAGAACTCTTTCTCCAGCCTGTCGTACTTGGTTCTCAACTCGTCGGGCATCTCGATCTCGATGTTGTTGACGATCAGGTCAGGCAGCGGGTTGTAGTCCTC